AGGCCCCCTAGGGGGCCTCCCTGGCGCTTCGTGCGTCTAGACTCTCAATTAACCGAGAGCCTAACCCGTGTCGTAATGGCTACGACACGCCCAAATCCGTGAGGAACTCCAGTGCCAATCATAACTCAGACTCGAAAGATGCAATCTAAACAGATTGCATGGTATCGAGTTGGTAGTGGCGCAGTCGTCTTTCTAGACCCTGTCGACTACTACCCGAGTCCTGTATTGGCAAGTGAGACAACTACCGGATTTCGATCCGGTCGTGAGTATGATGACTTGTCTGTCGACAAGGACTTCGGTGATTCTCAGAGGGACTTTGTTAAGACCCTCAAAGAGGATTACCGAGTTGGTCCTCAGTCGGCGTATGACAATGGTCATGAGTTTGATACGGTTAAGCGATGGGTTGAAGGTGGATTCGTCCACCTCAAAACGTCGCCCACGTACGACTCAGAGTATGAGGGCCCGATTTTCTCGGACTCCTCATACCATCAGCGAAGTACATATCCGGGTACTCCAGCTCTAAACAGCCTGGGGTACTACGGGCCAGCCGCTATCAAGCGGACGGCGCCTACTTCGCCTCACGTGTCTCTCGCGCAAGGTTTGACTGAGTTGAAGAGGGAGGGCATTCCAGCCCTACCAGGTGTCCATCTTCTCAAGGACAGAGTTGCCCACTTCCGTGAACTCGGAGGTGAGTACTTGACACTTGAGTTTGGATGGAAACCGATTCTCTCGGATATCCAGTCAACCTATAGTGCTGTCAGGAAGGCATCAGCCATCCTACGACAGTACCAACGCGACTCCGGCAAGATTGTCCGGAGACAGACAAGTTTCGCTCCCATCAACACCTCTTGGGTCCGCACAGATAGCCCAATCGGACGACTGCTAAAGCCGCCTGGTTGGAGCTCTGCTGCTTGGACCTCAATGTGGAAGAGTGGGAACACTCAAGGTTCACTCCTTGAATCTGAGACCTCGGAAACGAGGACTTGGTTCAAGGGGGCATACACATACTACCTTCAGGATGACAATTCAGTCCTGAACAAGTTGTATGAGTATGAACAGAAGGCGAACCTTCTGTTCGGCACCAGGGTTACCCCTGATGTCGTCTGGAACCTTGCACCATGGAGTTGGCTATCTGACTGGTTTGTGAACGTTGGCGATAACATCGCTAACGCCACTTCCCTTAGTTCAGATGGCCTGGTCATGAAGTACGGGTATCTGATGCAGGAAACTGTGTCGAAGCACACCTGTACCATCGTTGGTCCCCAGCTACTTGCTGGTGGTTCCAACGTCTGGACTACGACTTTCTACACAAGTAGAAAGCATCGTATGAAGGCGACCCCTTACGGTTTCGGCTCAAATCCTGCCAGTTTCACTGGTAGGCAATGGGCCATCCTGTCAGCCCTGGGTTTCGCCCGGGGAACAGGTCAGCTGTCTGCTGGGGATTAACCAAATCTCACGCGGCAGCTGGAACCTACATCAACTATCCGGTTGGTGTAGAACACCAAGTCAGGATATCTCGCTCATGACCTTTGCAGATCCGCAGTCAGTTACGATCTCTGGCACGGCCCACTCTCTTCCGAGGGTGGCTGTGGACGGTTCTGGTTCGACCTATTCCAAGGACGACGGAACTGTCCAGTTTGCCGTTTCGCAGGCCTATGGCAAGCGAAACCGGCGCACTGTCAAGATCGTGCACTCGAAGAACGCTCCCGATCCGCTGTTCCCGACCCAGAACACGCCCTACTCGATGACTTGTTATGTCACGGTGGACGTTCCCAAGGTCGGGTACACGATCGCGGAGCAGAAGGCTGTTGTGGATGGTTTCATCACCAACCTCAACGCCACTTCGGGTGCCAACATCACCAAGCTTCTTGGTGGTGAGAACTGACCCCTGGTTGGAACCAGGGTGGTGGGGGGACTTCTGAAATGGAGTCCCCCCGCCCTAATCTGCAGCGCAGAGATGCGTTTGGTTATGGGCTAGGGATCCTGCCAGACCTCTAACGAGAGGCCGACAGGTGAAAAGCCCGAACGACATCCTGCAGTACATCCTCGAAGATTTGGGGATGTGGTGTTGCACGAGCACCAGCCAAGATCTCAAAACGATCTTGGCGCGAATCGAACACGAAGGTTGGTCGTTTTTAACGATCACCCTCCCGACCTTTGGAAAAGACTTCGAGAGAAGTCTTGACCAGGGGTTCGTGGGTCCTACGCAGTTCTCTGGTTTCCAGAGAACCGGTGGTCTCCCCCAATTTCTTGGAGGTTTCCTCGACTGTGTGTTCGATCGCCGATCTGGTGAGCTACTCAGCGTACCCAGCATAGCGTGTATCCAAGCGATACGTCAGCTAACGCTGATGTTCGCGAAGATATCCCTCCCGTGCAGTCCTGCACGAGAGAAAGCCGCTATGAGGAGATACGTTGAGTGTGAGTTGGAAGTCGCAGAGTCTGCGAGGAATCTACCGCCAGAAATGGTGGATAGGTTTTCTCGCGTTGGGACTCTCCTCTGGGGTGATGTTCTTAGCGGGGTGGACAGTGATGTCTACTCCGGGAACATCGTCCCAAGACATGGCCCAGGCGCAACGGCCGACAAGCTCCGCGGAAACGCGAAGTGGAGTCAGTCAGAGTGGACCTGGAGACTGGAACAAGTGTTCCCTCATGGGGAGCATCTTGCTTCCAGCTGGAGGTATTTCCAAAACCTCCAGCATGTGCGCTTCCTCGAACCTGGCGCTGAACGACCCACCAGGGTCATTTCAGTGCCTAAGACGCTCAAGACTCCACGGATCATTGCCATCGAGCCTACGTGCATGCAATACATGCAACAAGGGCTCTTGGCATCTCTCCAGCGTTGGATCGGAAAAGACAACTCCGCTCTCCAACTTGTCGGATGGTCAAGCCAGGTGCCTAATCAGCACCTTGCTTGTGAGGGCTCTAGCAATGGAGCCCTCGCCTCCCTTGATCTCAAGGAAGCCTCTGACAGAGTCTCGAATCAGCATGTACGACTCCTGCTACGAAATCACAGCGGCCTCGCGGCTGCAGTGGATTCAACCAGAAGTCGGAAGGCTGATGTGCCTGGCTATGGTGTGATACCATTAGCCAAGTTCGCGTCGATGGGTTCAGCCCTCTGCTTTCCGTTTGAAGCAATGGTCTTCGCGACCATTATCTTCAGCGCGATTGAAGAGGACTTAGCTCGACCGATCACCAGGAAGGATATTAAATCCTACCTGGGAAAGGTGCGCGTCTACGGGGACGATATTATCGTCCCCGTAGAACATGTGCATTCTGTGATTCGTTATCTCGAGGGATTTGGACTCCTCGTGAATCGCGACAAGTCTTTCTGGACCGGAAGGTTCAGAGAGTCTTGCGGAGGGGACTACTACGATGGGAACGATGTAACAATCGTTCGCATGCGCAGTGTTCTTCCCGATCACAGACAGCAAACTCGAGAGGACTACGCTGGTAGCGTAGTGTCAACAGTCTCTTTCAGAAACCAGCTTTACAAGGCTGGTCTCTGGAAAACTGTTGGCTATCTCGATTCATACTTGGAAGGTTTGATTCCCTTCCCGTATGTCTCCGAGATCTCTCCTGTTCTTGGCAGGTACTCGTTCCTCGGTATCGAACCCGGGGGTCGAGTATGTCCTGACCTTCATATCCCTCTTGTCAAGGGAATGAGGGTGAAGGCTACCATTCCTCGCTCACGCTTGGAAGGGTATGCTGCCTTGAACAAGTGTCTCAACTCCATGTTTCATCGAGAACGCGCGCCTCTGGACGAAGTTCTGTTCAGAGACGCATGTCTCGGTGACTGCAGTGACTACTCGCCAAGTAGTCGCGGAGCTGAGCACCTTGAGTATGCTGGACGTCCTGTTGCCGTCGACATCAAGCACAGGTGGG